TAAAGCATCGATCGTAACTGTTCCTGATCCTTTTGGTTGTATAGATACACCGATATTAGTGTCACCACCAGATGCAGTAAATGTTGGTTTGTTTCCTGTAGCTGCATTAGCGTATGTTAATTCATTAACAGCAGAACTAGTAGCTGTAAGTTTAAATAATTCATTACTGTTTGTGTCTAAAATAGATGTTCCTATTATTGGAGAAGTTAAAGTTTTATTAGTTAAAGTCTGTGAAGATCCTGTTGTTACCAATCCTACTTGTTTTATAGCGGGGTTAGTTCCATCGTTTGCAGTTGCAAATAAAACAACGTCACCTTTGTCTGTTGCTGAAAAAGTAAAAGAATCTCCTGAACCAGAAACATATTTAAATTGAACTGTATAAGCACCAGAAGTTGAGTTTCTTAAAAAATAAAAAGTTTGAACATCTAAAGGTATTGTTACAATTTGATTTCCTGTAATAGTTCCTGTGAATTCAATCATTCTATGAGAAAGTTCTGCACCGGTCGATCCATCAGAAACAGATAATGTAGTTGTTTGAGCACCACCTGCTATAGATTTAGTAGTGTAACCACCAGATATTTGTTCTATGATTTGTAAATTTGTATTAGTCTTCGTACCCCATGTACCGGCGTTTTCACCAGTTGCTTGAAGTTCAACACCTAAAGGTGTGTATGTTGATGCCATAAATTATCTCCTATGCAACGTCACTATAACTTGTATTTGATCCAGTTGCAACATCCGAATAAGTATCATTTGAACCTGTTGAAACATTACTATATGATCCATTTGATCCAGTTGTAACATCCGAATACGTATCATTTGAACCTGTTGAAACATTACTATATGACGTATTTGAACCAGTGTCAACATCTCCATATGCGAAGATATCAACTGTTCCTACACTAACCGTAGCAGATTGACCAGTTAATCCAACCTGCATATCTACTGGAGATATTGATCCTACACTAGCGGTAAATGATTGACCTGTTAATCCTAAACCTTCTTCTATTGTTAAAGATCCTACACTTGCTGTAGTTGATAATCCTGTTGGTTGAGCAATAGCACTACCTAATCCTATAATGGTTCCTTGAGCAAAAGTAGCTTCTACTCCAGATAATTGAACTGTATCGTTTGGTATTGTTACTGAACCAATACTTGCACTAAATTGTACTCCAGTTAATTGTGCTTCTTGTGAAGAAATAGCTGTTGCTGTTCCTTGTGAAAGAGACATGGATACACCAGAGAGAATAGCCGTTTCATTTGGTGCTTTTGCTGTTCCTTGACTTGCAGTAAACTCTTGACCTGTTAAACCAATGGTCATGTCATTAACAGTCAAAGATCCAATTGCTGCTGTTGTTGATACACCAGTCAATCCTACCTGCATGTCAACCACGGATACTGAACCAAGAGAAGATGTAATAGATAGAGTGTCGTCTATAACTGTAGGTACAAAAGCTTCTCCTTGTGAAGATGTAATAGATTGACCCGTTAATCCCACAGCCATATCTGTGACTGTTACAGATCCAATAGAAGATGTAATTGATAAACCAGTTAGTGAAATAGTTTGATCTTTAAGTTCGCCCCATTCACCATCGTTCCAAGCTTGTGCGCCCCAACCTGTTTTAAGAGTTGTGTCTGCATTCCAATTAGCTTGGCCCCAGGTAAACCTGCCCCATCCTGAAGTCGTCGACATGGTCGACCTCCTATGCTAATCTGATTATAGCGCTACTTGCGTCTGCTGTAGGAAATTCTATTTTGAAAGTTCCGTTACTTGCTGTTTTATCACCACCAAATGCAATTACACAAACAGCATCAGTTGTACCTGAACCACCATCTGTTGTTGTGTTATATATTAATGCACCGTTTGCAGTGAAAGAAGCTGATGAATAAGTTACATCTGAGAAATCTGTGAATGCAGTTGTTGAAGATAAGGATACACCTGAATTCGTTAAAGTAGCACCACCTGCAGTATATGCAGATCCAGATGTATTTGTAATTTCGTTTGAAGTTGAATAATCAGTTGTAGAAGCACCCAAAGAAGCTGAGCTTGTAAAAAGAGCGATCTTAAAAGTGTGACCACCTGAAGATTCAAAACTGTGTTTACCTTGTAAAAGTTCTTGTTTAAAACTTGAACATATTGCTGATGTAATTGCCATAATTTTCTCCTATGGGTTTGCTGAGTTTATTGGAATACGAACAGCGCCATCAGTGTAGTCATCTCTTCGTCTTCTACCAATTTGCTCTGAAGCAAACTTCTGTACTTCCTGTTTATATTTATTCTCATATAATGTCAACATATCTATCGGACCTTTTAAAAAACCATACGCTTCAGATAGACAGCAATATAATAAACCATTTGGAAAGTTAAGACTAATATAATTAGTATCATTATTTTCTAAAAGACTAGGCATTTTATTAAAATGAACTCTAAATCTATATGTGGTATTTGGTGTTGGGGCTAAAAATATTCTACCAGATGTGGTATCTGTATCACCAGTTGCACCACCAAACATAGCATAATATTTAGGTTGACCTTGAGCTGCTGATGTTCCTGTTATATCTTGATACTCTTGAAGATAAGACATATCCTTTTTCTCTAACCATCTGTTAGCTCCAGTGGTTGCCGATCCTGCGGTGTCGTACACTTGTATGCCTCTAATAAATAAACATCCTGCTGGAGCGTTTATTGATTCTTGTCCAGCAACAAAATTACCTAATTGTTGTTTTCTATCTGCATCAATAGGTACATCTCTAAAAATTCTATATTGTGCGTTTAAAATAATATTTTCTAAAACAGAATCAGATAAAACATTAGAATCTGTTTCAGTATAACTTCTAATTTGTGTTTTTAATCCTGATGCACTTAATCCAGCCATTACTTAAGTGCCTCTCTGCAATCCGGACAACGGAATTTATATTTTGAATGGTTTTTACAATGTCCAACCACCGAAACTTCTGGTTCCTCTTTTTTTAAATATAACTCAGCATGAGGATCCATTTCTTCATCTTTGATTCCCATCCAAGCTTTTATCCATTTTTTAATTAATTTAATCATGCTTGTATTGTTATAGGTCCTACTGAACACCCATAACCTCCTCCTTTTATTTCTCCACTTGTAGCAGTATTTGTGTCAACTGTAAAAAAGAAAAAATTGTCTGTTAGATAGGCACTTCTTGCATCTCTACCTGGAGTTCCAGAGCCATCAGAATCTGCTTTATATTTGCCTGTTCGTATTGTGTATCCTGCTGCTTTTTCAATATTTGATCCAGATATACCATCAAAATTAGGTATGGAAGAATATGCAAAAACAGGATTTGTAGAAGTTCCTGTCCCTGGTGAAGTTGTAGGTGCCCCTCTAAATCTGTATGTTGTACTATCAGTTAAACCATGACCTGGTGCAAAAACATTTATGATTGCAGATCCTGCTTGATATGTTTCAAAAGGATTTTCAGGTAATTTCACAGTGGTTGATGGTTCTGTTCTATCTGATCTTACATTTAAAAGTGCAATACTATCACCTGTTTGTGGTTTTGGTTCTAATTGTGGTTGCTTTGGTTCAAACTCTGATACGTGCACAAATGATCCATTCCATTCTCTGACCATCTCACGGTATGGAAACTCCATACCTGATCTATCAGATATTGCTTTTGCGTATTTTCCTGTTGCGTACTTAGCCATTATGCTCCTGGGTAATAAGCTTTTGGTGTAATATGTGTGCTTGAAGCTGAACCATCTTCTTGTAATGCTCTTTGAAATTCATCTTCATATAATAATTTCATTTGTTGAATCATTTGTGGTTGATATTTTTGAGCTAAATAATATGCTAGTCCTGACACCATACATGGTATAAACCTAAATGGTAAATCAGCTGCATTAGTATAATCTCCCACATCTTGTATTCTTTTGATATAATATATATGCATATCTTTAGATGCGTTAGTTGAATCAGGAGTGGGGTAAACGCTTATACTTACATGATCAATGAACCTTTGAACCCAATATTGGTTAGGTGTTCCTTTAGAAAGTTTATTAGAAAAACCTGCGTATATAGATCTGTCAACCTTAGTCATTGGACTATCTGATTGATCTGTTGAGGTTCTATCTGATCTTAATTGTGCTTCAAGGACATCGGATATTCCATAAACACCATTCGGGTTTGACACAGCACTTGTGCCATCATCACTTGATCTAAAAAATTTATATTCTGCTTGTCCTTCAATTAAATCAATATCAAGTTCATTTATTTCCCAATAGTGAATACCTCTATTACCCCATTCTTGAAGTAGTATATTTAGAGATCGTCTTGCAGATTTTAATTGATAACCAGCAACATTTTGTAAACCAATACGTTCAAAAGATTCTTCTACTATTTCATCAATAGCAAAAGTTTTGTCGAACGTTGCTGTTCCCGAAGTAGTATTAGCCATTTAAACTCCTACGATTCGTAAACTTTAATCCATTCACAAACAATTGTACCTGTATCTCCATTTGCACAAGCTGGTAAAACGACATTTACATCACCTGTAAAACCAGTAGCCTCAGTGTTTTTTAATCCACCAAAACTAGAGTAGTCATACTCCATTTCACCTGCTAAAGTTTGAAATACTACATCCGTGTCAGCATCCCATTGCATTCTGATTGCATCTACCGGTGCTGTTACAGAAACGTTAAAACTAACTTTGTTTAGTCTTACAGTTTTGCAAGTTTTACCATTGTTTGATGCTAGGTTAGCAACTTCAACTATTTTAGTTGTGCTTCCTGTAGAATCAGAAACTACATTGTAGTGAGTGATTAGTTTTTTTGCTCCGTCAAATACAGTTGTATTTAATACTGTGTCTGCCATGTTTCCTCCTTTTCAAGAGCGCCTGCATCACCAGGCGCTCCG